CTTGTCAGAACCACCTCATAGGGTGGGGGGGGTGCAGGAGGACCCGTGAATTTTCTGCGTTATTTTTCAAGTGCATATAATTTTTCATAGCTGATTTTCCGGACGTGCGCGCTGCTCGCGGATTTTGTCAGCAAGCAAGCTTGCACCATCTCGCTTCCACCGGTCACGCAGTCCCAGCCTTGGCTCCATGCGGCGGCGCTTAATAAAGAGAACGTGCAACTTCAGCGTATTGCCGCCCCGTGCATACTTGCGTTCATAGATACCCGCGGGTCGATTGCCGCCCACAGGCTTGCCAGCGAAATACTTCTTACGGCCTTTGCTATCTGTCTTAGACAGCAAGACCTGCTTTGTTGCCGGGCCGAGATTGAACGCCTTCTTTACGTTGCCATGTTTGTCACCTGCCTGCGCACTGATTGGCATCATCTTGTTTCGTTCGTTTACGCCTTTCTCAAGCTTGACGAGATAACGTGCCCGCGCTTCTGTTATCGATAGCGTCGCAACAACTCTGTCTGTGTCCGTCGAAGCCCGATCGACTTTCGCAACAGCTGACGCAACAGTGAATGGCTTCGGCCTGTCAATGCGACCATCAGCAAGCAAGCCCGGCGTGTCTTTGCGCACTTGAAACGCAGTATCGTTTGCAGCGTTCCGAACAACCCGGCGCAGCTTGTGTGTTGCTTGTGCGATGCGCCGGTCAAGCGCTGACGTGTCGACGCCGCCGGCCATTATACTTGCTCCGCTTCATACTTGCAGTAGTTGCACATGCGGTGCCCGCGGTGGTGCGATGCGAATGGCTCTGCACAAGTAACGCAGTCGCGCACGCGTGCATTTACATCGTCAATGCTGCTAATATCGATATTCGATGCGCAGAGCTCTTTGCTGACTTCGCTAAGCTTCTTCGCCGTCCAGCCCAACTCCATCGTCACAGACGTGCGGCTTGCGCCTGCAAGCAACATCGTCAGCACCTTCCGGCGCTGATCTTTCGTGACCGATTTAATACCCGCGCGCTGCTTTGGCATGCCGTAGACCCGTGTCATGGATGGCCGCTGGCGCGGCCGTTACGTCTTATATATCACAACTGTTCTACCATTTTTCGCAAGCGCACGTTTCCAACGTTTCCAGCGTCGTGGACGGCCTTCGGCCAGATGGTAGGGAAGGGGGCGGGTGGAATACGACAAGCCGGTGGAAATGACGTTTCCGTTTCCAGCCCATTTCCAGCCCATTTCCAACCCCATTTCCAAGACCAAACCCCTTATTTTTATAGCTGAAAGAGCATTATTGGAAATGAGAAGAGAAGAAACCATACTTTTGTAGTAAATTCTTATATTCCACCCACCCCCATCCTTCCCCTCTTCAACTGGGGGCTAAACCCCGTTTCCAATGCTCCCATTTCCAATTTCGAGTGAAAAGTGTTTAAAATCAGCAGGTTGCAATGTATTATCGTTGGAAATGAGAAATATGCCGTTTCCAATATAGAAAAATAACGTGCGTTTACAGTGGGTTACCGCGCGGAAACGTTGGAAACGAAAAAATCATCGTTGGAAACGCAATTTGTCCACTTGTTTTATCAGATGTCGTGTATATTTCGGTTCTGTCACAACGACACAACACACGAGGATACGAAGATGACGAACACAGCAAGCGCGCATGAGAACGATGCGACGACGATCGACACAACCGAAATGGTCCGTATCAATGATGACTTGAGCGGCACCCCTGCGACAGCTGAGATGATCAACGATATCGTGGCTGACGTCCTGCCATCGATAGAGAACAACGACAATTTCGCGCTGACCTTTTCAGATGTTGCGCCACTTGCGCAGATCGAAGAGATCAACGGCGTTGCCGAACTGCCCAACATCGATGATCTGCTTGATGATGGTTTTGACAGCGACGAAGCCATGTTTGCCGCAATCCATGGCGAATGGCGCTTGAACATGGATACCGCACCTCGCTCTGGTGAGATCAAGCCGACTGTCAACAACGTCTTCCAGATCATGACGAACGATCCGCGTTTCACAAGACTGATCGCACACAATGAGTTCACTAATACAGAGCAAATGTGCTGTGACTTCGATACGCGCATCGCGGGTTTTCCGAAACTCGAACTGGAGCGCGGACGCATGCGCCCTTTCGATGAAGCCTTCTTCGCGCTGCTGGAGGGCTTGCTCTCCGCGCCACAGTCGATCGGCGGCTACGGCATGTCGCCGGACGCCAAGGTAATCAGGTCTGCGCTGAAAATGGCAGCTGACAAGAACAAGTTCAATCCACTCAAAGACCTCTTCGCACAGTTTGAATGGGACGGCGTCGAGCGTCTATCGACTTTCTGGATCGATATGCTGGGTGCAGAAGATAATCTCTACCATCGCGAAACGGCCATCAAGTGGTTCGTTGCGGGCGTGATGCGCATGGAAAACCCCGGCACCAAGTTTGACCACATGGTAGTCTTTGATGGTGGTCAGAAGGGCGGTCAGTCGAAGTCGCTTTTTGTGAAAAAGCTTGGCCGCGGGTTTCACGGAAACGTTTCCAGCTTTAATATTGATAGCCTGGAAAAGTGGGTGGAGGCGACAAAGCACCTTCACGTTGTCGAGTTCGCCGAGATGGAGGCGTTCACAGGTCACTCTAGCAAGCGCATCAAAGGCCTTCTGACGCAAGACGAAGACAGCGTGCGCCTCGCTTACGGAAACTGCACACGCACATACTACCGGGGTTTCATTGCAGCCGGAACGGCAGACAAGATGGACTATCTGACGGACCCGAACAACAACCGCCGTTTTTGGCCAATCCTTATCGGCCTGAAAGAGCGGCAGCGCATCGATATTGCGAAGCTTGACAGCATCATTGATCAAGTCTGGGCCGAAGCTGAACATATCTATCACGAGATGCTGCGCACGTCTGCAGAGCCCGACGGTTCTCTGAACCTCTCTTTGTCACCCGAAGCGGAAGAGTATGCAGAGACGCTTTACAGCGGCCGCCGCACTGAAGACAGCGCTGACGTAATGAAGAACGCAATCGATCAATACATTCTGAACACGATCCAGCCAGGCAAGCGCGACCCGCAACTGTATCACAACTTCAAGCATGGCGGTGATCATTACTCTGTCGAGTCCAGCTTCAATCTGAAGTCGCTCTACAACAACGCGACCGGTAACCCACCGGACGCTTACAAAGGTCGCGAAGTTGCTGATATGGGAGAAGCCGCAAGCCGCACTGGATATCTCACGAAGACGTCGAAAAACCTGAACCGTCACGGCATCCGCGGTCTGATCCACGACCTTCAGTTCAATTCGAAAGACTTCCAGAAGTTGCTGGAAGAGGCGATGAACGACGCCCCGTTCTGACCTGCCTAAACCTGCCCACACAGGGTCGCCGGTGAAAGCCGGCGGCCCTTTCTACTTCTTGCCACCCAACGCCCCCTGTGCCCTCTTGCAGCGCCTCCTTGCCCCATTCTCTTTAAGAGTTGTTTTCCACCCGCCCCTTTCCTGCCCCGCATTCGATCAGCTTCTAACTCCCATCGTTTTTCCGTTCCGGCTGATACTCTCATGAAAACAACTTACGCAGGTCGCAAAATGGCAAGTTTAACAGCAATCGCACTGGGCGTCCTTGTCGGCGTAGAGCTTTTAGAAGCCGGCATTGGCGTTGAAGTGGCGGCTATCGTCGCAATGGCTGCAACATATGCTCTTAACTTCCAGTTTAGTTCCAATTGCAACGATGCCGACACCAAGGATTAAAAATGGAAGACCTCGCAACGGGCGCATCTAGCGCCATCGGGACCATCGCCGGCAGCGGCCTTCTTGGCGCGCTGCTTGTCATTGCGATGTTCGGCCTTGTCATGGTCTACCGACAGAATCAAGCCCTGCACTCACTCTCTCGAGAGGATCGCGGCGAAGTCGTCAGGGCTCTGCTTGAAGCATCTGTTGCGCAAAAAGAAGTATCGCGCGTCGTCGAGAAAAACAACGAACTGATCACTCAGGTGATCTATCGCAATAATAATGGTGGCGCACAGTAAATGTGGCCCTTCACCAAAACCAAAATCAAAGATCCCTCAAAGTCAGAAGTCGTCGACGCACGAAAGGCGTTTGACGAGTCGCGTAAAGCTATTTCTGAATCCGTTTATCAGAGTGACTTTCTTCTCGCATTTTTAAAAGACCAACATGAAAAAGGTAATATCTCATGACCATGCCGATCGGCTACTATCTCTCATTCGCCGCGGGCCTGGTCCTGATCGTCATTTGCGCGATGGGTATCCGCGCGTTCGCACCGCGTATCAAATACGGTTCTGACCCAGCATCCCGCGTCTTCGCAATTGCTATCTGCCTTGGCTTCGCCGCTGCCGCCGGCAATTCGGCATACTGGCAAATCGCCGTCAAAATCGTCGAGTGGAACGACTTGGCGACTTACGCAACGATGCGCAATATCGGCTTTTATTGTGACGTGGTTTTTAAAGGTGCGTCCGCTGTCAGCGTCTACTTGCACATGAAGAGCTGGCACATGACGCTGCCCGCCGCTGAGCGCCGGCGCTACTCCGTTCTGGGCATGACCCTCTACCCGGACACAACGAAATTCCTCTCCCGCATGCTGAATGGCTTTGCGAAAAAGTCAGACTAACATAGTGCTGCGTGACCTCTTCGATATCGACGACGACGGCCGCATTGAGGCCGTCGAGATTGCCGCGGTCCTGAGCCTATGCGCGCTGGTCGCGTGGATCGCTTGGACCGGCGTCAATGCCTACGTCGTGCTCTATGATGCACGTCAGCGCGCCGTCAGCGTGGCGGCGGGTTATACTTATACAACTTGAGCATGCGCATGACCTCTGCCAGCTTTTCCGTCCGGCTTTCTGCAATTAGCTTTAAAATCGGCGCACTTTGATTTGCAGGCTTTCCGCTTGCAATGACCGCTTTTGCGATGTCATCCGCATCCATCGTCCGGTCCGGGTTGTCGATGAAGTCCATGACGATCTTCTTCGCTTCAGCTAAGAGCTCTCGCGACTGGTCAGGCGTAGGCGCGTCCAGCCAAGTCACGTAAAGTCCGACGTCATCAATGCTGCGCGATGCACGCACAAAAAACGTGGGCTTCGGCAAGTGCGTGAGGAAGATGTCAGTCGTGTCAACTTCGGCTGCTGAATGTCCGATAATCCAGTCACGGGCACCGGCGGCCATGGCATCAAGTGGCATCATGCCGAACTCCGTATCATATTGCGCCAAGCGTTTGAGGAACTCATGCGTGGGCGTTGCGATGTTGCGCGCGATTGTGCGCTGCGACACGTCGAGAAGATCCGCAGCTTGTGACTGCCAACCCTTTGCCCCGGTGCCCACCAGGGCCTGGAGCCGCTGCTCCACTTGTTTTCCATCCACTTTTAAGCTCCTGACTTGATCAAGACACATTCGTGTCCACATGATGAGATAGTTGTCTAATATTTCGCATGGCGTCAATCGGAATAGGAAAAAGAAATTACAACATATCATCATGAGACGAGACTGGCGAAGTAGTGTTGCCAGATAGCAGCGTGCGCCGGAACTAATGTGCGGAAAAAAAAGTGGCCAGGGGGCACTTTTTTTTGTGCCTGCCCCTTGTGATGTCCAGTTTGATACCCATTTGTCTACAAGAGCCGAGCAATCATGCGAAGCCTGAACCCCGAAGGAATACACGATGACGAACCGCAACGATATCCAGTTCGCTCGCAAGCCTTACACCAACGAGCGCTCCGCATACGTCATCGATGCCGACGGCAACCGCCGCTTCGTGTCTGTCGATGAAGCCAAAGCTGCCGAGACCCGCGGCATCATGCGTCGCGAACCTTTTTCCAACGAGATCCAGAAGCCTACTCGACTCGCGTATCAGTCCATCACTGCCAGCTGATAAACTGCTGCGGCCAGATGGCCGCAGCCCTAAATCACACGAAGGAACATAGGAAACGCAATGACAAACAAAGAGAAAAACCGCGCCGCCTTTGAGCGCAAAATGTCCGTCATCGACAAAGTCAATGACCTTGCCGCCCGCGGTGAGCCGGTCTGGATTGTCGGACCTGACGCAACCGCGCTGCTTGTCTTGAATGACAACAAAGACGTGAAATTCGCGGTCATCGAAGCCGGCATCTTTACTCTCTTCGCGAAGCCGTCATACATGCATTCAGTCGAGACAATGCGCGGCGTTGTCGCGTCGATCACTGACAAAGCGGACAGCATCGCAAAGCTTCTGTCGTGCAGCACATCAAACGATGTCTTCGCAAAGCTCGATATCACGGGCACATCGCTTTCAATCATGAACAGCGCTACCGGTGCATCGATCCACTTGCCAATCGTAACGCCCGACTTCGTGGACTTCGAGACGGAGTCCGCAAACGCTTGGGGCGCAATCGAGATGGAGTTTTCAGCATGATCACGACTATCAACATGTCACATCTGACAGCCGTCCTAACGCCAGTCGATAGCCCCTTTCGCAACTCTGTGTCGCTTGAGATCAGCGGCCCGGGCTTCGAGATCGGCACCCATGGCATCGGTATGTCGACGACCAAGGCAGAGGCCGTTGCGCACACGCTGAACCTACATGCTGAGGTGGTCACGCGCTTCATCACGCACGGCGTCGACGAAGCGCATTATGCGCCGGACGAGAAAGCACATTTGGTTACGCGCTGCGATGAAATACAGCTGATCAATCGCGCCCTTTGGACCAGCATGACAATCAATATCGAAATGCCGGAAGAGCGCGTCAACAGCATCTTTGAACAGTTGCGCACCGCATAATCGCGTGACGCCTGCGCCGCGGTGCAGCGCTGGCATCTCTTGAAATAATATCGCTGCACCACTTGTAAACGTGACAACGATTATTAAATGTCATTAAGTAATGCGAAGTAACGCGAATTGAGGATAACATGATGATCCGCGCTGACTACTTAGAAATCCCCGTGCCCGGCGTCCACGACGTCTATGAAGAAGCCGAGGCCTTGAATCAAAAACTGTTCTTCGGCATCGCTGATCAATTCCACTCCATGATCCACGAAGCGGCCCAGACCGCCGCCGGCGTCTTACTGCACCGCAATCGATACACGTTCCAGTTCTTCATTGCGAAAAATGGTGACCTTGACTTCGATGTGCCAGACGCGACCGGCACCCTTCGAGATCCGCGTAAGCCGTGCATCACTGTAGACGTCCATAAAGCGCATGTTTCTGTGATCCGGCAACCTCGCTACGATGAGCTTGTGAATTACGTCATGCTGATGATCTGTGAGCGCGCCCATGCCTGCGGCGGCCACCCCGGGATCTATGACTTGCCCGGCGCGCGCTACGAAAATAAATTGATTTCATGCGAAATCTGGTGATTTTTGTCTACATGTTGTGAAAATCTATGCTATATATACAGCATAAGCCCTGCGCACGGGCCCGGTAGCGGATAAGTGCGATGCAGATAAGCGGTGAGTGCTGCACATGACAAAACCGCCGCAGTTCGAGTCTGGTCCTCGCTGGATGATCGAGCAAATGGCCCGGGGGGAGACCTCCGGGCCACTACCACAACCCTCAAATTTTCAGAGCTGATCATGATGAACGAGAAGAAAACCATCCGTAAAATCAAGATGAACGGCTTCACCGCGGCGCTGCACAAGCGCGGTGACGTGCTGCAGCGTGTGACAGTAGGTAGCGTCACGATCGCAGAATTTACGGCAGAGCGGCCGGCCGGACCGGCGTGGAAGCACAGCTTGGACCGGGGCTTAGTCATGAGCTACATTGCTTACTTGCAGCAAAAAGATGCTTTGTGAATAATAATGCGAAACTTGTCTTGTAATGCAGCATCGAGTTCTTACATGATAATCACAGAAACACAAACCGAGGACTACAACATGAAAAATGAAATCAAAGAATTCACGATTAAGACGGATGACGCTGATGAGTAAGTTTTCGTTCAAAGACGCAAAGGCCGCCGCCCTGGCGGCCTCCACAGGGGCGGAAGTCGACGCGGTAGAAGCGCAGGTTGCTGCAAATGTTCATCAGATCTATTCTGAAGTTAAGACGGCCGGGCATGCTGCAGCTTGGGCCCGCATCTGGTGCAACGGCATTTTCGGCCGCGACCCGCTCGACACAATAAAGACGGGCGTCGTCACGCAAGAGAAATGGAACATGAATTGATCGGAAAAGGTAAATTTACCTCACGCCCGCACCCCAAATCATCTGTCTTATTGTAGGATAGCGTTAAAAATAAGGGGTTCAGATGGTGCTGTGAGAGAGGATTGAACTCTCGACCTCACCCTTACCAAAAGTGTGACTGTAGAATATATGCGAACCCTGTCGACCAACTGGACAATGCTTTTCACACGTCCAGATAGTAGACTGTGTCACAACTGTGGCAAGACAGGGTTCGCATGACGGGGTGACGTAGGGGCGGTTGGGGAATAGATCTACAAATTTTGCGGTAAATTTAACCCACGTGCTCACCCTTAATTCGCGGTAGCGAACAACTGGACAGACATTTATATATGACGACAAGGGCGGGGATATCCCGCCCTTTTTATTAATCGCCGTTCACGATGGTCAGGGCAGCGTGACAATCACGCCACCCCGCCAGCGCTTCAATCCGGCTCTCTGCTAAGTCCCGATACGTCGATTGATCAGTCAAGATTTGCGCTTGGGAGGGCAGGGGGCAGGAAATTTTGGATTCTGGAAGATTTTGATATTCAGCCATTTTTATTTGGCTGGAGGAGCAAGAGGGCAGGAAAAGGGCAGGTGGAAACACACAAATTGCGAAGAAGAAAGGACGCGTCCACTTTTGAAAGAAAGGCTTATATTCCACCACCCCACTACCCTCCCATTTTTCCGAAGACGCCGGCCGGCAGGCCCATGTCGAGGCACGCGTCGTTAGACGCCCCGAGTCGCTTCAGCGACGCATCTTTTTCAATTGCGATATTCTTTCTCACGGCTTCGATCGCCTGGAACTGCCGCTGCATCTCCTCAGCCGCAGCCTCGACGGCCAGAACCCTGGCTTTGTGGTGCTCTGCCGAAAGTCTGGCGGCGTCTGCTTCAGCGGATAGCGCACGCACATATAGACCGCCAATCACCGCGGCAACGACGGCCCCGGCGGACAGGATCAGCTTCACATTTGAGAACAGGCCCATCATCAGCGCGTCCAGATCTTCTGCCAGCTCGAGGGCAGGAAGGGGCCGAACAGGCACGCCGCAGGCTTCTGATGTTCGATCTTGACAGGCAGAGCAGGGTCGACGCCGTAGCCGGCCGTGGTCAGCGCAGCGTCATACGCACGCGCATAAGCTGCAATCTGATCATCTTTGTCTGTGCCGTTGATGATCCGCCGCGCACTTTTGAAGTCACTCTTCTTCAGAGTGATATAGTCGCTCAACCGCTTACCGGTGAACGTGCCCTCTTTCATGCCGATGATTAAGATCCGGGCCGCCACGTCGGGCCGCAGGGCCGCGTTCGGGTCAGTCATCAGGTCCACGCCGAGGCGTCGCGTCATCGCAAGATAATTCACATACCAAGTCAGCTGCACGTATCCACGACCCAGCCACGACCGGCCAGCATCGTCATAGCGCCAATATGGGATCTTCACCCAGGGCAATTTTTTGGCGGACCAGGATTTATCCAGGATCCGGATGGCTTCGGCGTCATTTTTCGCAAGCGTTTCTCTGACCGGTTTCATTGTGAAAGCGGTCTCGTGATACGTCGTAGCAAGTGCGTAAGCCAGCTCATTGCGCAACAGATTTTCAGCGCGCGCAGTCGCTATGATCAGTTGTGTATCGCCAATTTTAAGATCCATCCTGCCGCTCCTGCGCCGTTTTTTCAACGATACAGCCCGTGTCGGAAAAACCATGGAAACATGTGGATTGTCTGAAACTTTGTAGCGATTTTAACAACTTATAGCTGTATGTTCATGTTGTATAATGCACGTGGAGCAAACATGAGAAACGCATATCTTGAAGAAATTTCGCCGGCGCCGATGTCTGAAACACATACCGCTGAAATTCGTGACTTGATCACGATGATGACAAGCGCAGATACGATAGAGCGTTCAATCTCACTATCACTCAAGCGACGCGAACACGTTTCAGAAGAACTATGCGACCGCGTTATTAGCGTCGCATCAACTGCCAGCCTGACCGGCTTTTTGAGATGCGATGAGCCGTGGCGGTTCGATCAGTGCGACGCTGATAGCGCCAAGGGCGCTCACCTCACCTCACAACTTCACGCGCTTCGATCAAAGCTTATCTCGCGACGGCTTGATGTCCGCGACTTCGTTACCAACAAGCGAACACGTTCAGCTGCAAAAGAAAGCTTTGCGCTGCTCATGCTGTCGATGAACGCCGGCGGAATGCACAATCCCACCTTTGCAAATGTCGTGGGCCTTGACTTGTCAGGCGATGCGCAGGGCGACGCGCAACTGATTTGCGAAAATCACTTCTCTGATGATTGCGCATACGCATTCACCGCAACCGCACCGCGCCGATTATCAGTCAATGCGTAGCGCGTCAGAGATCCCCGCCATGAATTTTGGGTGATGGTGACCGTAGACAGCAAGGATCATCTTCGTGTCTTTGTGACCCATCATGCCTGCGACTTTGATCACATCAACGCCGGCTTGCATCGCCCAAGTCGCTGCTGTGTGACGCAGCGCGTGCGGCGTGATGAAGTCTGGATCTAGCTTTGCAGCGATAACCGCCGCTCTGAAGCCGTTCTTGATCGATTTTATCGGCTGACCACGGTATTCAATGACGTGATCCGTGACGGCCCGCGCGCGGGCTTCGTGCAGCTCTTCGACGATCGCGCCGCTGATCGGAACATGACCCCGCAATTTTTGTCTGGGCTCTGCTGACTTCGGACCTGCGCGATGTTTGCGCGGCACCGGCGCGGCGCGGCGGCGCAGGTCTACAATATTCTGTTCTAGATCTATCTGCGACCATGTCAGCTGCAAAATAGCTTCATGCCGGCCGGCTGTCGCAAGCGCTAATCTGATGAATAAACGCACATGCGGCTTATCTGCAGCTGCAATCAATCGATCAGCTTCATCACGCATAAGATAGTCGTCACGCGGATCGGACGCGGCCGGCAGCGCGAAGACGGGCACGGGAATGGTTGTGATACTGTTGCGAATTGCAACATTCCAAGCCGCCATCACTGACGCCAGTTCTTGCCTGATCGTCGGCTCTTGGACCTCTTCAAGCCGGTCTTTGACGTATGTCTTCGCCCAATCCGTCGTGATCTCTTCAAGCGGCCGGTGCCCGTCGCGCCGCCGCAAGCGCTTAATCACGTATTGCCACTTGTTCAGATATGTCTTCTCATTCAGCGTGCGCCGGTCTTCTTCATATGCGTTCAGCACGTCGCCGAACGTCACGCCCGCCGTCGATTTTGCGGCGGTCTTGCTGTCGATGTAGCGCGCAAGAACTGCAGACGCTAAACCCCTGTCAGTCTCTCTTGTGCTATGCTTCCCGCCGCCAGCTTCACGAATATACCAGTATTTTGAGTTTACGACGCGGATAAGATACGGGCCCTTCGCCATCACCCGATCCGATACGGATTCACAAGCTTCATGACGTTGCCCGCGACTTCGATCGGCAGATCGATATCAAGCGCAAGATGAACCATATCGCCGTCGTCTGACGGCGTGATCTTGAACGCGTTGTGCTTGTCCGGCTGCATCAGAACTGTCGAATAGTCGCGCACAGGATCTATGTCGCCGGGCTCAACGCCAAAAACGCGCGCAATAGCGGCAAGCTTGAACGTCGGTGGCATCGTCTTGCCGAGAACGTAGCGGCCGTATGCGTCGCGCTGCTGACCGGCCCGGCGCGCAACCTCTGCTTGCGTCAATCCTGACTTCTTCGTGAGTTCAGCAAGCTTCTCTGCGATATGCGCCAGCAACTCTTCGTCGTTCATTTGATGCTCCGAAATACTATTTCTTCGCATTATTCCGCTGAATACCGCGGAATGTCAAGCCAGGCGCTGAAACGTCATGATCTTGTTTGTCGCGCTTCCACTCACGATTTCGCACGTCGCAATGATGTCGATGACCGCTGACGCGCCGGGCGCTACATAGGTAACAATTGTGTCCAGCCCTTCACTTTCGTTCGTCGAGAAACGGTTATCACGATAGCGACCGATCGCGCGCAGGTTTACGCCGTCGGTTTCCTTCGTCGTGTGCTCAAGGCTGCTATGCGCGGGGATGGGCTGATTTGCAGACGCAAGCAATGACACGTTCGCCGCGGCAAAACCGCCGATGGCGCTCGTCTGACCAAAGTCAAAAATGAATGTCGTGAAAAGCCTGTCGGGATGCGCGCGCAAGACCGCCCGGCCGCGGGCGCTAAAGCGGGTGCGCGGGATCTCAAGCGGATTGCATTCTGCATCTATCGATGCGTTGACGTCGATATGATCGAAAGGCTGTGACAGAATGAACGGCGTCGTGAGTCTGAACTCCGGACCTTTGTCGACGTAGACTGAATCAAACGGGTCTCCCACTTTTATCCGAAATTCGGGACGCTGGACGCTGTTAAACTCTTGCGCGCCAATGGCGACGTGCAGGGCCGGCTGCGGGCGCATATGCCAATCCATGCCGCGCTTGTCGTCTTGCAGATGGCTCTGCAGGGGGCGCAATGCGTTTAGCCGCACGGACGGGCGCAGATATCCGCCGTGCTTGATCCGTGCAGCTTCTGTCTCTTGCGGCTCTGCAAAATTATCATAGACCCGTGCGAAAGCCGCCTTCGGCGCGGCCGGCTGCTGAGTCGCGATGTCCGCCGCCGGCGGTCGTAGCTTGAAATATTCATCGCGCACAAGACCTGCGGCGCGGAGTCTGTCTTCAGCGCTCATCTGATCCTCACTATCGAAACCGTCCAGCCCGTCGCGCCGGGCAAGAGCAAAAACGTCAGATCGACGGTGGCGCGCATGTCAGTATTCATTGTCACATCGAGAACGTCTGGCACTTGATAAGACACGTTTGACGTGTCGTGGACAAGAACCGTGTCCGGATTTCCGTTGGCGCCAGGAATGACGTGATCAGCTATATTAACATCAAGCATGAACGCTTCTGACGCGCCGAACGGGCCCGCCCAGCGTAGCGGCTCCACCGCGGCACCCGTCGCCAGCGCAAGCTGTGCCAGGCCCTCTGCGTCGCAGATCGCAGTCGCTTGCATCATGAACGATTCATTGAAGCGCACGTCACGCAAGTTCTGCCGTGCCGGGACGCTGGAGCCGGCAGCGATAGCTGTTTCGTCGAACTCCGCTTCAGCTAATCCTGTTGCGTAGTCTGCAATGCTGTAGCCTGGCGCGGGCAGCTTGAAGCTTACGAAGCTTGCGTCGATGTATGCCATGCCGCACGCAAGCACGTCCCACGCGCCGGGGTAGACGCTGACTGGCATAAGGCCGTTTGTCGAAACCGTCGCGGCTATAACACCGGACGTCACCGTGCCGCTGACCGGTTCATCATAAATGATGGGGTCCGGCTTTTCTTCGACTTCATCGACCGGCGTCGCCTTGTAATACGTATCAGCGACAAGGGTTTCACGCTGCTCTTGCGCCACTGACGGCGTGAATAAGTTATTCGCAATTAATCTATCTGACGCGCTCATATCGAAATTCCTGTCGGTAGCTCAACATAGCATGTTTTCAGCTTGAAATTTCGCAAAGGAACATCTTCCGGGATCGCCGCGCTCAAGTCTGCGAAGTCGATACTGATACCCGTTTGCGGGATAGCGGCGGCCGGGTCTGCGACGATAGGGCCAGTTTCATCTGTGCCCGCAATCGCTGATCGTTGCGTTGTGCCCGCGTCTGTCAACTCAAAGACGGGCGCAAGAAAGCGTGCATCTGCAGAGTCAACGGCGTCGATCGCTGCGGGAATAATCAAGCTGTCGAACGACTGCAGCGAAAATTCCGGAATGCAAATTTTAGCAAGACCGGCGTCGATGACTTCACCAGCAGGGATCCCGGCGCCTGACGGAACAGGGCAAGACAAGATGATGACGCCGTCAGTCTGCGTGCCGAAGTTCAGATCGATCCCCACTACGCGGCCGGTTGCGCGGCCGCCGGGCAGCCGCAGGTCGATGATCGTCACGCGGTCTTTCAGCGTCAAAGCTGCTGCAATATCTGCACGAACTGTCACTGTCAGCTCAACGCAATGCGCTCTGATGATCGCTTCGCGCGCGGCGCGGCGCACTATCGCTCTCACAATGTCATGCGTTGTGTCTCGCAGATCGCCGTTTGAGAAAAAGACGCTGGAACCAACTGACGTGCGGCGGACAGACTTTGATGCATTGATGTTGCGCGGGATATAAGTGAACGTCTTCGTGTAGCGTGCTAATTTCTGACCGTCAAAAACGCTCACATAGTCTTCGTCGACATCTGCCGATGCGCTGCCAATCGAACCGATTAGTGCAGCGACGCTGACTGAAAGCTCTTCTGTGCGCGGCTGCAATGCATTGACGATGCACGTCACATCTATGCTGTCGATGCGATGGATTGGCTGCGTCGCGCTCTCGCCGCGCTTGATGATGCACGTAAAAGGGTCTGTGACTTTCGTCTTCGTCCAGATCTTTTCAGATCCTATCACTGTCGTTTTGACGTCAGAGCCCAGGTGCTCAAATCCGCCGCCAAGCGTCAGCTTTGACGCCGCGGAAACCAGCGCGTTCGGCGTCAGCGTTGTGCGCTCTTGCAGCGGAATATCAATGAAGCGCACAGCTGCATTGATCTTGTTCCATTCTGACTGCTCTAGCGACGTCGTCGCGCGCACTGTCACGCGATTTGCGGGGTCGTTAACAAGAGAAATGCCGATATCGAAGATGTCCGCCAGATCAGATGCGCCTTCGCCGTATAGCGTCATAACGGGCGCGGACGCGCCGGCGATAGGGTCGAATGACGGCGCTAACGTTATCGGATTATGATAGACGAAATCAGAAAAGTATCGCTCTCCGCGCCGCGTATTTGCAGGGTCTTCAAGCTCCGTCGGCACTTCGCTGTCACGTGCAGCATAAAGCGCATCAACAAGCGCGCTCACGTCTGCGCGGCGGCATACGGCTTCGACGCTGACAGTCGCGCCAGCCAGCGATAGCGGAAATGCGATGATCTCGCCGCGCGCAAGCTCGCGCGCAATGCCGTTCACTTCAGCTGATAAGATCAACCAGCGGTCCGATGTGAAAAAGCCGCCGTCCGGCGCTTTGATCTCGAGTTCGATCGTTGCAGTCTCGTTGCGCACTTGCGTCAAAGAACCGCTGAAAACCTGCAGATCTTCGCGTGCATGCGTGACCGCATTAAACGTCACGTCCGGACCCGATACACGGGCGGCGAAAAACTTGCCAAGCATTTATATTTCCTCCATTGAAATAGTCCATGAGCTATCAGCGGTGCGCTCGCTCTGACTGATTGATGTGCCGGTGATGATGCATGCGAAAACCGGCTGAAAGCGCAACGCAACAACGTTGTTTTCGAACATCATATATTCGCCGGGGTTGCGCAGGGCCGCCAGTCGCGCCGCTGTTCGTGACTTTTGCAAAGGCCGGGGGTCTGCGGGCTGATCGAAGGGGCGAACGGTCTCGCCGTCCTGGGTGATACCGCGCACGTCCACGCCGGCGCGGGGCAGAATGGGGGCTACTGTCGGACTGTTGGAAAACGTCAAAAGATCCGGCACAAGAATTTCGCAGTAGTCGCCGATATTCAAGTTCAGGAGGGCCGGCGGGCGGAAGCCGGAACCGGAAACATTGACGCTATACTTGCGAAAAACCGTCCGTGCCAGGTTTACGGCGTCACCGTTTACCGTCCGGCGGATGTCGGACGCTTGAGGAATGGGCGCGATGGAGACTGCGATATCTGTATCAGAACCCCCAACGATCAAGAGCCCTGAAATATCCAGTCGGGTATGCTTTTTGCGGATCATGGCGTGGATCTCCGGCTCTGTGTGACTGCGCGGCCAAGCCGCTTGATTTCGTCCGGCGTGCCATGGAACGCAAATTCACCAGCACCAGGCATGTTGATAATGACGGGCTGGAGCTGCGGGCCGCTCTGCGGGGCATCGAAAGAGAACGCTGCGATGTCGGGCGTCAGATTGACAATGATGTTGTCTAGCGCGCCTTCGATCTGCGACCGCAAACCGTCCAGGTTGCCGATCTTCAGATCAACAAGCGCGGTGACGCTCAAGCCAACGGCGCTTAGCGTTTCTTGAACTTTCAAGCGTATAGCATCAAGTCCGTAGATCTCGTCTATCTGAAGCGCGGAACGGATGCGGTCGATCGACGGCATTTTGACTTTCGCATCAATGCCAACTTCCAGCGCCGCGAAAGCGGGGTCTACTGCGACTTGGACCGCGTCCAGCTTGTCGAAATATGCGTTTGCTGCGTCTTGTGTGTCTTTATTGACGGCTTCGTCAAACTTCACGCCGTCGACTGTAAAGCCAGCATAGATTTCCACGCGGCCATCATCGCCAACCACCCAGCCGTAGTCTTTCGCCGCCTGCATGACGCCGGCGATAGCTTCTTCTGACGAACCCTCTTTTGAAATAACGTCAAATTTAGCAACAAATTCCGCGTTTGTGTCTCCGAATACGCCGCCCAAAGCGTCTTGGAAGAACGTTCCAATCTTGTTGTCTTCTTTTAGTTTTTTGAGTGCTGCGCTTGCATAAGCCGCGACGAATGCTTCGCTATTTGTCTTCCCGAGCTCTTCTGCGCGCCGAACTATGTCATCAACGCCAGAAGCAACATCCGCCGTTCCTTTAACCGCCAGTCCAGTCACTGCAATTGCTGCAAGTGGAGCCGCGGCAGAAGACAACAAGCCCGCGGCGGCCGCGGCAGCTCCGGAACCGGCGATGATGCCGCCGGTCAATGTCGCAATACCGCTCACGACGGTTCCAACAAGTCCGATCACTGACGTTAGCGTGCCCGCAAAAATCAAAAGTCCGCCGCCGATCGCAATTTTCGTGCCGGGACCCTCTACGCCAAGCTTGTCGAGTAGATTTGAGAACACGGTGATCGCTTTATCGATCGCGGGAATGATTGTTTCAGTCAAGTCAGTTGCCAGCAACTTCATGACTTCAATAAACTCAATAGCTTTCTCTTTTGTGTCATTCAAGAAATTAACGACGCCGGCAACGAAGTCGGAATTTATGTCTCCGGAAGTCATGAAGACTAAAAGGCCTTCAATCCCTTTCCCCACAGTCGTAATCAATCCACTGACGCGCTCGAAGAATCGCTCAATTGGCGTCCCAGATACGCCATTATCAGTTGTGATAAACGCAAGCAACTTATCGCCGATACCAATCAGTATAGGCGTGTATTGAGATGCGAAATCAGCAACAACTCCACCAAGTATTTCAAAGATCTCGCGATTTCTAACAGTGAATTCTTGGAATAGCTTATTGTTTTGTGTCAATGCGGGGAACAGGTCTGTCGTAAACGCTGTCTTGACGCCAAGAATTGCCGCTGCGTTTGCAGTTAAAGAGTCTGCGTAGGCAAGGGCACTATTGACTTGGGCTTGATCGTATCCAGTCAGCCTGTAATACTCTTCCATTGACGCAGTGACTGCGTCAATATCAGTGCTCAAGAGGCGCGCGGTCTTCATCGCGTCGGCCGCTCCAAAAAGCTGCGTCATCACTGAGTTTAAGTTGGTGCCTTCTGGCGCATTCTTGATGCGTTCCATATAAGCCAGCATTATCTCTGATCCAGATTTGATATCTTCTAGATTCACAAGAGATGAATTTGCTGCATAGTTAAAGAAGTCGGATGGCTTAAAGCCAAGTCGCGCAAGCCCGCCAAGCATGACGTCGTTCTGCTCTGCTGCGCCTTTTGCGACCTCAACCATTTTTACAAGCATGCCCTGAACGGCTTCAGCGTTCGGCATACCGTTCAACTGTCCGGCGTAAATGATCGCCCCAGCTTCAGCTGCTTCTTTAATAGATACGCCGTCACTAAATGTCTTGATTCGATCAAGCTCATCAGCGACCTCACCAGCGATGGTTTTAGCTTTCTCAAGACCTGCAATAAGAGAAGCGGGGGCCGCAAGAGTCAGGGCTGCGGCCGCAACTCCGATCTTGCCGATATTGGCAGTCACGGCGGAACTCATCGAAGAGAAGCTCTTCTTAATGCTGCCGCCAAGCGCCGCAAATGGCCTGTTTAGTCGCTGTGCGGACTGCTGAATATCACGAAGACGATCAACAACATCACCGCCGCCCGTTGAGCCAATCTCTACTGTGATATCCTGCGGCTGTGCCATGACTTAATTGCTTTCTTTAATGAATTCTTGCCATGAAGACTTGTCAGACTGTGCAAGCCTGCCGGCAATGGCTGTATCTATCAGGGCCCGTTTTCTTCGCTTGCCGATAAAATGCGCTAATGCCATTATCTTTCTGGGCGGCATGGCCATTGTGGCGTCCAAACCGTGTGTCTGCGCCACCTCTTCAGCAATCTCCGCAAGAGTGCTCATTATGGAGCTGCGTTTACCCACTCCTCTGTCTTCGCATCCATCTCCCCCGCCGCCTGGCCCATCATCGCGGCGACCTCGTCGAAAAAATCGCTGACCCCCCCCGAAAACGTGGTCTCAAAAATAGCATTAATCAATTTCAGCTGATCAGATGCGTTGAGGCGTCGCGCCATGGCTACGGAAGACGGCGAATTATCCCCGCACGCCGTGGCGATGACCGTCGGAATGGCTTTAGGTGCGATTGCTGCAATTCTCGCAATCTTCTTGGAGTCACTTTTGCCGTCCATGAACTCAAGCAATGCTGGGAACATCGCTAAAAGATGCGCGATATCGCCAAGCCCGATGGGGTAGACTTCTAGCTTGCCGTGCTTGACGTCAATGATTGTGCGCTCCTGAATCAGGTCGGAAAGTGTATATTCGCGGTCTTCAGTCATCGTGTGCTCCGAATGTTAATTTATTGAGTAGCCGTGTGGCGCGGCCGAAGCCGCGCCAATTCTGTTAAATGCCGCCGTCAAGCATCTCGTCAGTGATCTCAGATTGCACGCCGATTGCGTAACCTTCTTCTTTGCCCGTCACGGGGTAAGCGGACCCCGAAAGCGTGACAGTCTGCAGCGCGTCAGAAACATATTCACGCGCACCGGACGGTCGCAGCTCGACGTCCCAGAGCTCGACCATTACTTTGTTGCCCTGAGCATTAATGCCGCGGCCTACGATCATGCCGCGGATGCCCGTAGAGCTTGCAAAGCCGATGCCGTCGCGCAGAAGCTCTGGCACGTCGTAAGTGACGGTCAAATCGGGAACGAATGTCTCAATCTGACCCGAGACTTTGTCGATCGTGTAATCAGTGTTGTTTACTGCAGGGTCGGCAGTGCCGGTCATAACTGTGACGTTTTTGACTGCGTAGCCGTCTAGCTTGTAGATGCCTGCCGCAACCATAGTGCGCGTCAAGCCCGTGGCCGCGTCTTGCACGATGACGTCGATCTTGCCTTGCACCGCAGCGGCGCTGTTGAACAGGCTCAATTGCGCAGCTGTCATCGTGACGTCGACTTTTGTCGAGTCGACAAGCTTCAGAACGACTTGCTTGTTGTCGTGCTCGTTTGAGAAAACTTCGGTCTCTGTGTTTGTCACAGTCAGCGCGAAAGAGTTCATCGAACCAAGACGTTGCCCGGGCTTGTAGCCGCCGGCGCTGTCATGCTCATAAAAATTGAAAACCATCTTGCCGATGACGTAATTTTCAGAGCCGAGTTCTTTCAGAATTGTTGCCATTTTATTTAGCTTTCCAAGTTATCGAAATATGTAATTGCGACTGTGATCGTAGACACGCACGTGATATCGCTGCCTGCCGTCAGATCTTGCGAAGACCCCAGGAATTCGAAGCGCTCAACGCCGTCTGCGATGCGCATTTCGATATCGCGGCAGATCGTATCAGCGAATGCGACTGCGTCCTCGCCAGTGCCAGCCGTCTGCGTCACAACGACAATTTCGCAATTCATCGTCCGCTCAATCGGTCGGCCAGCGGTTGCTGCGAATGACTCGTTGGGCACGAAGACGCCAACCGCAAATTTCTCATCACGACGCAACTCACGCACGTGCGTCATGAAAACGGGCGCACCGCTTGGAAGCTCTGAAAGTAGAGCTTTCAATTCGTTTCGAACTTGCGTGCGCGGATGCATGCGGATCTCCAGTTGCGTTAAAACAACGATACTGCGTCGCGCGGAAAAACGATGGGATTAGCGCATGCAGGGCAGGAAGAGGGCGGGTGGAAACACACAACTGCGGAAGAAAGAGGGAAGGGGGGAGGGAGGGATGGTTTAGGCAGTATGGAGTTTGCAGCGAAGAAATGCTTTCATGTCATCGTCGACATGTCCAATGCGGTAGTCTCTATTCTCGACAGTCACGAATGAACCGCCAACATCTTCGTAATACTCAATACCCGCGGCGCGCACTTCATCACGTCGCAAGTCAAGCCTGATCGATGTGCTCATGACCGCCATCCCATCATCGTTCACCATTACCGGGTCTTCTTGCGTCGACAAGATGCCGCCAACATTGACGATCTGGCCATCAGGCAGGGTGATAGCGTATGTGTCGCCAAACGAATCTGTGAAGATCCGCCCGGCGTCTGCAAACATGCTGTTAAAGAATGAAGCGCCGCTCATCAGCTGACGCTCCGCAGTTTCAGAACTGCGCTATTCAATTCTGCAAGACTCCGCACGCCGATGCCGCGCGTAAACAAGAGAGTCGGCTGACCCGGCGTGATAGTGATCTGCTCTTCAAATGCCGCTACACCGCTCAGCTCGAGACCAAAACCAACATCTGACTGCTGCTGTCCGTCTACGCCTGCGAGTCGCACGTGTGCAAAAGCACCCAGAATTTCTCCGCCGGCTGCCAAGTCAGACACGTCGAAGGGCGTCCATGCTTGACCGCTGATCGTCACACGCGTCGCGTCGTCAGCTGGACCCGCAGTTAAATTCGCGTCCGGCGTGACCATTTTGTCGACGACGTGAGGACCGATGGGGACGACAATTCCGCCGGCAGGGTTGTCAAGATAAACAAGTATGTTTGAAAAAAACGGACGTGCAGATGCAGTTGATGTGCCCGCCGCAAACGCAACTCTGTCAAAAGATAGAGCGCGATACTCGTTCGTGATTCTGTCACGATCATATGTCACGTCAGCTTGCAAAGCGCCATTTACGTAGACCTTGCAGATCGCGACGGGAGCGCTGTGATCTACGAACATCTCGACGTGATACGTCTGACCCTGAGTCCATGCTGGAAGCTGTGCAAGCATGATAGAGTTTACAGCTGTGCCGCTCGCTGATGTCGGTATGTCATAATACAGAGACGGGACGCCGGTGTTTGACAACCTCACGTAAACAGCCATTACTGGACTGAAGCTTCCCGTGTTGCGCGCATTGTATAGTGCATTCGTGAAACCGAATGATGGACCGCCGCCGAGATTTGGCAGGCGAACATAGCATGCCATTGCAGCGGCCGGCGAATCCACGAATGGCAAGGCCATTACGGACGATCCCACAGTCGAAGTCGTTGTGAATTCTAGCGCGCCGTCGATGCCAAGACTCGCGCGAACGCAGGATCCGGAGTTGCACTCCCACGGACCGAATGGCTTGATCATTGACGTAGGGTCAGCTGTGTATTGCTGGAGTCCGTCCGCTGCAAGAATGCTCATTATGCTGCTCTCTTTCTGACGACAGTAATCGTCATCGCTGTTGATTTGAGTGTCTGCTGTCGCTCTGTGCGGCGCGCTGCTGTGATCGTTGCTGCAGATGCGCTCAGCGTCTGAAAGCGCGTTGTGCGGCGCGCTGCTGTGATCGTCGCTGCAGATGCGCTCAGCGTTTGAAGACGCGTTGCGCGGCGCGCGGCTGTGATCGTTGCCGCAGTTGCGTCAATCGGCGTCGCAGGTGCTGCGTCATACGACGGCAAAGGCAAAATAACGGTGCCACCGCCGCCGCCGGGAATGCCTGACAGCAAGCTGCGGCGGCGCGGCTGGCTGAAGAGGGTTGCGACTGAAATTAGCATGACGTTACGCCAATGGCACGATGTAGAGCGCGCCGGCATCTGCGACGGATAGCGCGGAAATCGAATTGCCTGACTTGACAAGCGTGTGGAACGGCAAGCCGGCTGTCAGAAGAAATGCACCGGAATCATCGATCGCGACGGGGTCGCTTCCGATCGTCACGAAACAGTCGACGCTCGACGTCATCATGACGGCCGTCAGGTCTGCGAATGCATCACTGACTGCGGGGTTTGTCGCATCGATCGCGACGCGCTGACCGCGGCTGCAGTCAAGCATGACGATCGGTAGGCTCTGATGCCAGCTGTCGCGTGCGGATTGAAAAGTTGGCGTCATGCTGCGACCTCATTTTTTTATGTTGGTTCCCGCCGCCAAGAGTTTTCGGCAATCAGCGACGGGGCCTGCGGGGAGCGGCCGCAGGATCTCGGGATTAGGCGTTAAGCTTGACGTGAACGTCAGCTGCGATGCCATTAACAGACGTGCCGCCCTGGGTCGCAACGCCAGCGCGCTTGCCTGCGCCATCTGTCGTCAGAGTGCCAAAATCGACGTAGATCACGTCGCCAACGGCGATATCAGAAATCGAATTCACGTCGACGCGAAAAATGCCTTCAGTGACGATACCAACCTGCTCGCCCGCCAGGGCGTCTGCTTGGGCAAAGCCCACCAGGTCGCCGACAACGATCAGATCGCCAGACTTGACGTCAGTTTCTGCAGTGATGGATGGCGCGATGCCGTCGGATACAAAGTTACGCATTTGCGATTCTTTCTTTATTGATGAATTTCAAAAGGGAGTGACGGCCCCGCTTTCGCGGGGCCAGTCTCTTATTGGCCGGTGGACTTGACCAGGCCGCGCCAGTCGATGGGTGCCGCCGCAAAGTCCAGCTTCGCGATGATCTTCACGCCGTCGCGGTCTGGTGCGTCAAACGTTTCAACTTGCACGCCGCGCGCGCCGTCGAGATATCCGGTTTCAATGACGTCGAAGCCATCAGGAGAACAAGAGAGGAACCATTCTGTGCCGGTTATGCGGTTGTCGACGATGACTTGCAGCGTCGATGCGTGCGGGTTCACGTCGCCAGCCAGGGCGGCGGTCACGGGCGAAACCATCTTGAACGCTTCGAACTCGAGGTCCGGGCCTACGATCAAGAACGCTGCGTAGATGTCCATCGCGTTGCCTTCTGCGGACTTCTGCTTGCGCAGGGTCGACTTAGCAACGGACAAGCCGGCAACGGTCAGCGGCTCTGCGATGACGTTGTTGTGCTTGGCGCTGAACAGAGCGTTGCCGTCGCTCATCTTAGGGTTTCCAGTAAAGATGCCGTAAACCGCATCGGACTCTGTAGTGCCAGCGGACACGCCAAAAGCTGCTGCTGTTTTTTGGAATACGCCAAGGTCATCATTGACCAAAGCCTCGCGGGAGATGCCAATAGCGCGCGTGTATTTCGCAAGCTTGTAAATCTCTGCGCTATCGCCCATAGTTCCGTATGTGATCTCTGCACCTTCTGCTGTCTTCATAAGCTTTGGCGCGTCGCCAAGGCTCACACGCTCGACAGAACGGAAATCTGGCAAGTCGGTTTCATTAACAAACGGCAAATATGTGCGCTTGACGGCGTCGTAAGAGCGGCGGACAGTCCGAGCACCGGCGTTGCCAAGCACGTGGGCGAAGTCGGAAGTTGTGTGGAAGCCAGAGCGCTGCGACAGAGCGGCAGACACGGCGGCCTGGCGGCTCAGGCTGCCGTTGTCGCCAACAAACTGGCGTGCCAGCTCAACCATGGACAGGTTGCGCAGTTCGCGCGCGTCTGCAGTTGGCTCTGTGCGCGTCATGCGCGAAATGACCGCGTTTTCGGCGCGGGCTACGAACTTCTCGCGTTCGTCGATCAATACTGTTGCGCGTGCGGGCATTTTCTTTGCAGTCCTTTTTGCTTTTGCGTCCATTGCGGCGGACTTGAAATCTTCGGCGCTCAGGCCTTCGGTGATGCTGCGTGCAACCAGCGTTGCCGGCGCATTGAAGCGTGCAGCAAGTGCCAGGATGTCGCCGGCGCGGGTGCGCTCTGCGGTCGTCACGGCTTCGGCGTCGACTTCGTCTTCGTCTTCTTGAGTAGCGACGGCCACTTCTGCGACTTCTGCGACTTCAGCAAGCTGCTCTTCAGTCAGCGTCTCGCCAGTTTCGGCTTCGACAGCTTTGACGGCTTCTGCAGTCACAACCGCAAGATCCTCTTCAGTGACAGTCTCGCCAGTCTCGTCTTCGATCGCTTTTACTGCAGCATCGACGGCGTCTTCAGCGGCACGCTTATTGAATTTTGGCATTTGTTTATCCTGTTTCGTTTTTTCTGTTCGGCGCAATGGCGCGCCATTCGATCTGATGTAAGATACATAGTCGGCGGGGATGACGGTGAGTGAAACCTCCCAAGGCAGCCACCGCGTCGCTGTGCGCGTCACAATGCCCGCGTCGTCTGTGGCGTCGTCCCATTCGAGAACTGAATAACCAACGGACACAGACCGGATGACGCCCGCCTTGATGTCAGTCACGATGCCAGCACGATCTTCACCTTCAGCAAGCTGCACAACGAAGATGGCTTCTTCGCCCTCAATGCGGTGCCCGATGACCCGCCCGATCGGCGGGCCTTCGTGCTTGTGATCGCAGATGAGATGAACGGCGCCAGCATCGATGCGCGTCGCATCAATTGCGTCTTCAGAGATGACAAGCTTTTCAATGTAGCCGCCGCGGTCAACCGCGGCGCCGGTGGAATAGACGATGTCTACGGTATTCGCTGCCTCATCAAACGACTTCGAACGCACAGACAAGCTGCGCGTCAGGGCCGTGGGATTTGCAATTTTCGCAGTCATCTATCTCTGCCTTTTCTTGATGTGTTCACGATATATCGCTGCGCGGAAAAACGATGGGATTAGAGCGCAACGACCTCGCCGGTTTCGGGATCGATGTTTTCGCCTGTCTCCGGATCTGTGTCTTCGATGACGCCGGCGGCGATAAGAGCCTGGCTTCCGAACTTCACTTCGATGCCCGCAAGCGACAGAGCTGCGCGCTCTTTTGCAATTTCCAAAATCAGTTCATCCGGATCGTGACCGAAGCTGCGGGCCGCTTGGCTCCAGCTCATCAAGCCGGCCGCCATCAATGTCATGATCGCCAGCGCCTCTTTGGCCGGCTCGATTGTCTCGCGCGCCGGCGGCGTCATATTGACTTCAACATCAACAGAAACGTCATGCGACAAGTCATAGTCGACGCGGTAGCGCAACTCGATCTCGCGTAAAGACGGCATAATGAAATGTTCGCGGGTGCTTGCGATGTCTTGATTGAACTCAAGACGTCCGGACTTCTCGCTGCCGAAGTTGGCTTTCTCAAGATCGCTGGAAATCTGTGCATAGGTGCAGCGATACGCTGATGCGACTTCTTGCAAGCCGATGCGGATGTGGTCGCCGAGGCCGCCTGACGCGGACGGCACGACGGCTTTCACGTCTTGACCGGGCTTCAAGTAGCCGATCGTGCCAGGCGTCATGATCTCGTCAGCGAAGCCGTCTTCATCATATTCATCATCAAAGCCGCCACCGAGGAGAGGTGCATCTTCTGCAGTCTCGCTTGTGACAAACATCGTAACGCAAGCCTGGACCTTTGCTTGCGCCATCGCTGTCTTCTTGAGTTCGCTGACAGAGTTTACGCCATCGATCGCTTGAGAGCCGCGCGGGATGCCGCGCACTTGTCCCGGCAAGAGGGCTTCAAAAAAGTGGATGACGTCGCTCGCGTCCCAGTATTCAGAACTGAAAGACTGACCGTCTGGCTTGATGTGATAGCCTATCACGCGGCCGTCAGCGTCGACTTCAACGCCAGAAAAAACTTTTCCGTCTTTCGTTTTCGGTGATGCGCCGTCATCGATCAAATCCGGATCAATGACTTGGATCGTCGGAAATAGGATGCCGTTCGCTTCATCATGCACGTCACGCACAAGAGCCAGGCCTTCGCCAGCTTCAAACATCGTGCGCACCATTACAGACTGCAAGCCATATAAATTTAGCCGCCCGTCGTGGTCGCAAGCGGTTGTTGTCGACCACTTCCGAAATGCTGTCTCGTAAGCGCTGTCACCGCGGATCGCATAACGAATGCCTTTACCAACCGTGTGTGCTGTCAGAACGCTGACGGCCCGGGCAGCGTATGCGTTGTTGTGTGCCAGGTCACGCGCGAAGGCGCGGATGCTGCGCAAGCCAGACGGAACACGCTCGACTCCTCCGCCAGTCACGCGATACGCAGAGTTGCGGTCGCGGGGCGGGTGATACGAACGTGTTTTGATTGGTCTGGTTTTTTTCGCATTGCGATTCAGAAAGCTAAACATGCCCATCAAATGCACTCCATTTCGCCGGCGGGCAGTAAGACCGCACGCCAATATTCGGTCAGCAACAGAGCTTCCGCCCGGCCGTCATCCATTTTCCGTGAAAGATCGCCGGCCGCGTCCGGAAAGATATTCCGCGCGGCGTCAAGGCTCTTGTCTTTATCCGCGCTCAAGCCCGTGCGGGCTTTCCACACGGACGGCGGGACAAGGTGCGTAATCGCATCGTCGCCGTGCGCAACGCATTCACCCAGCGTGATGCCGGTGCCGATTCCAAATCGGAAAAGGGTGCTGCGGGCATCTGTGTTGCGCGGACTGTTGTCTTCGAAGATTATCAAGTCAGGCTGCATTGATGCTAGCATGTGCCGGATCTCGCGTGCGTCCGGGAACTTTCGGCCATCTGGCAGTATACGAACGGGCATGTCAAAAACGTCGTGGTCGACGTAAGACGCGGCCTTTCCGGTCACCTCATATTCGACGCAAGCAATCGCGCCTTTCAATCCTGGATCGATGCCCACAATTCTCATCAGACACGCACCACGCCGCGGCGCGGACGCCGGCGGGGATTCTTGTCGATGCCGAGATCGAGCCGCATCATATTGCGGATTAAGATCATGTCAGGGATAGAGCGGTATTTGATCTGATTGCCGTCATACGAAACGTATTCAACTCCGCGATCGATCGCGGACTGAAGGGCCGCAAGAGCGGCCCGCTTCTGATCGAGGTTCATTGATGCAGTATCCATGCCAGCACGTTACCGGCGGGCATGGAAAAACGATGGGATTAGCTACATCGCAAGTTCTGCGCTCGCTTGCTGAAACGTCACTGTCTCGCGGAATGGCATCTCAATGCGGCGCGCATCTTCTTGCAGTTCAGCAATGCGGGTGCGCATGTAGTTCCGCGCGGCCTTACCGTTTTCATCATCTCTGATATTGACGATCTTCTTCAAGACGTCGCAGTGATCGTTTTCACCATTCAACGGGTTCTCTTGCGTGACAACGATGCCTTCAGCTTTCAAGCCGAGGCGGTCAATGCCGGACCAGATCTTATTGACGTAACCATATCCGGCGGCGTCGTGATCGCACGCAAGCCTGACGTGACCGGCGTAGCCGCGCTTGAACTTGTGTGCGATGAATCGCACGACGTCAGCCTCAGAGCCGCTGCGCACGGCGACGTAGAGCGCACCGGATTGCGTGATGATCGAATGTGCCATCGCGTCGAGCGGGCTCTCGCAGACGATGACGGTCGACGTCTCAACGTCCCCGCCGATCCAGAATCCGGCGCGGCCGCCTTTTGCATATTGCTTAAAGCCATTCTCTTTTTTGATCTCGTAGCCAGCAAACGAAATGCCGTTAGATCCTTCATTAAAATTATAATACGGAAAAACGTAACCGCTGTGGTTGTTCATCTCGCGCATTGCGTAGCTGAACGTATCGTCAACAAGATCGATGCCGCGGGTCGTAAACAAAGAGTGCTTAGCTTTGCCGGCTTTGATGCTTGTCGACAAAGCGCGGTATTCAGCTTCAAGCTGGTCCGGCGTTTTCTTTTCGTCGATCTCTACGGGGGCAGGAAGGGGGCGGGTGGAACACACAACTGCAGAAGGATTCTGGAGAGGAGTGGTATTGGTGGCGGCGGCAGAGGGGACGGGGGTAGAGGGCCGGGAGATAGACAGAGCTTCACGCAAGAAGACGCGGGCTTTGCCGAAGTTGCCACCCACATGATCTTTCGCAATATCAATAATTGTTCCGTGTGCTTTACCGCAAATGTAGCCGGTCACAGAGAACCACATCCAGGTTCCGTCACCCTGGTTGCTAAGTGATACGTTCATGAACTGCGACCCGTTTGTGAAGCAATAGCCCGGCTTAGTGCGGTGCTTGTCAACCCGCGCAGCTTCGGCCTGGCTCACTACGTGCCAGCCCATCAGCGGCAGAAGCCCGCGGATGTCCGCCGTCTTGAATGTCTTCAGCTCGTCGTCGCTGTTTGTGTAGTTCGTCATGATATCGTCCTCGTCGTCTGTGCTTGACAAGCTGCATGATTGCGCCTGTGACTCCCAATTGGGGCCTGCTCATCATGCGAACAAGTGGACAAGTGAAATTATTTTGTCCACCTCACGAAACCGTGATCACCAGAAGCTATTTGAACGGGTGACGGGCGGTCTGCGCTTTTTTGGCCGGCGGATGCGGGGTTGCTGCTGCGGTGCGGCTTCTGTCGTGGTCGCGCTGCTGACCTCTTCCTGATCTGCGGGAGCCGGGGCAGGCGCCGGCGCGGCGATCTCTGCTGCAGTATGCACGCCAGTCTTGAAGCCGGCACGCTTCAGCCCCTCCAGAGCGGCCTTGGCATATACGCGGCAGTCAAGCGCTTCAGTGCGTGCGCCTGACGCGCGCACACGCCACGAGGTTCTGGACCTGCCGTTGTGCATGAATGACACGCGCTTCTCGTTCAGCATCTGCGCGAACCAAGACTCGTCGCGGTCTGATCCAACATGCATATAGCCGGGCCCTGCTTGCGTTTTCGCAACGCATGACGCAACCCAGTCTTTCGCAGCTGACGTGCCGATGATGAAAAGCTTAGCGCCGTTCCGGATCGTCTTCGGCGCGATGATCGGCCAGATCGGATTTCGATTGCCGTTCTGTTCTGACGCGCCTTTGATAGCCCAGACGCGTTCACGCTTGCGCGCCGCGGCGTAGCTCATCACTGCATCAATGTTGTGCCCGCCAGTGTCGATGCAAGCTGCCTGGACGCGCAGTTGTCGGCCGTCCGTCGTTGCGTATGCCGCTTTTCTGATGTCATCAAGCGCAGACCATACTGCGCCGTCGTCCGGATCGCCCTCTATGATATGGTATGCGACGGACCAAGTTTCTTCGCCGCTGCCCCAGCCCACTATTTCGAATTCAATCCGGCCGGTGCTCTTCGTGCCGCGCGGCTGCACGTCGACGCCCATCGTCAATAGATGGATGTCAGACGGCAACAGGTCCCAAGTTGGCTCAACGCGTGCTGCAAACTGCTCCGGATCGATGTCAGCGCTGTCTTCTTGCTGAACCTTCCATGTCTCTGCAAGCTTGCTGTTAATGAAGTTCTGCATCTTGCCTTTATTGCCAGCGCAATCCAGCCAGGCGCGGATCAAGTCTTCGCAAGAGCGGCGCGGGTGGTAAAGCTCCCAAGCCCAGAACCCGGCATGCCTGTTCACCACGGCTCGGGTGCCGCAATGCTTGCATATCGCGCGCTCTACGTGACCATCGTGCTCCCAAAGTCTCTCGATTTCTGGATGCTGCTTCTCATCGCAACATCTGAAAGGCTTTGTCTGACGCCAGCTGATTGCGTCTTTCGTCGTCAATGCTTTGACGCGCTCCGCCTCGGTCCAGTCGACGCCGCAGGACTCGCAATTGTAAGCTGCGATTGATGGATCAGCTTTGTTTCTCGCGTCTTTATAATGCACGTGCTCAAATTTGAAGTAATGCCACTCGCTGCAGTTCGGGCATTCAACATACGGCTTGCGCATGTCTGACTTCTGATACTCCGCGGCGATAGGGCTTTCGCCCTCAATCGTCGGCGTGCTCATTCTGATGCTAAGCTCTTCGCCGGTGAAGCCTTTCAGCCGCTCATCGATCAGCGCAACCGCGTCACCGTCTCGCGTCAGCTCAAACTTGTCGATCTCGTCCATGAAGACAACGCCGGCAGAGCGCGACGCGGTATTAGATGGACTATTAGCTGTCAGGATCTCGACGTAGCCGCCCGCAAATGTCTTCTTTGCATGCACAAACTTGTCGTTCTTACGCTCAAGCGCGGCCCGGCCACCCCAGAGCTGCGCTAATACAGGCGAAGACTTGATCATAGGATCAAGCTTCGCGTCAACGAAAGCGGCAACCGATGTGTCTGTAGGCTGGTATACTAGAATGGGTCGTGGATTGAGATGCATAAAGTATCCGATGGCCGTCTCACCTGTCGACGTCTTGAAAATCTGCGCAGATGCAGCGCCGCTGATGATGCGGACGCCAGGTTCTGTGATGGCGCGCATTGGTCCGCGCGCAACTTCATACATAGATGTGTCCCAGCGACCGGTAACAGCGGAGGTCTCAGAAGGAACAACGCGATATGTATCAGCCCATTCGTCTGCTGTGACGTCCGGCGTCGGTGCAAATGCGCGGGCCCGCTTGACTGCGATAGCTTTGCGCAGGGCGGTGGGGTTGGCTAGAAGCTCAATTAACATCTAAGTCGTCCTCGTATTCATCGAACGCGCCGTGCTCACCGCCGCCGATCATCAAGACGTCATGAACGGATGCGTTTGGATTGCCCGCCGCGCGCTCTGTGATGTCATCAGCTTCAGCCATGTTCGCCAGGGCGGCATTTATCTCTTTGGATATCATCGTGCGCACGATTGATGCGTCTGTTTCGGCGGCGGCACGGACGGCCACGCGACCAGCGACGCTGTTCAGCCGGCTTCTGACGCGCTGATAATCTTCTTCAATAACGTCAGCTATCATGTCGACTGCGACAAGCGCGCCCAGCTCACGCCGGACGTCGGCTTCGGCGCGGATCGCGCGGTAGTGCGCGTATGCCGCTTTTGCCCGGCCCTCGTTGTGCTCTTCCCCGTCGTCAGCCATCATGCCTTCAACCGCGGTGGCCACTTTCCATTCCATGAGATCACGAATATTGACCGTCATCGCCTGGCCGCCGGCGCGGCCCGGCGTGTGCGGCGCACCCCGCGCGACCCAGTCTCGCAAGCCGTTGGCGGTATACGAAAGAACCGCCGCTGCGTCTTTGAGAGTCAAATTTCCGCCCGGCAGAACTGTGATAATTTTGTCATCGTCGTTCGCATTAGCGCGTGGATTCCTTGCCATCTCATCAATCCTAAACAAACCCGGTTTTTATTTTTCGCACGTAGAAATTAACTGATCTTGTCAGAACCAC